TCAAGTTCATCGTTGATTATATAGGTAGGTGGTACAACAATGCGTTGCTGGTTGTTGAGCGCAATAACGGTGGTGACGCTTTTATTGATGACCTACGTATGGAGTTGATGTATCCGAACATCTGGCGCAAGACATCAACCAACGATAAACCATCTATTAGCAAACGCCGAAACCCGATGCGTGTTGCTGAATACGGTTTCTTTACTAGCGGCGCGGGTAAGCCCAAGCTCAACAAGGCGTTGATCGACAACATTAGGCCGGATGAGAGTGGTTTCAAGATCTATAGCCGACGTTTGGTTAAACAGTGCCACATTTATGTGCGTAAGAAGGACAGAACCGGTCGCGATACAGAGAAGACCGAGGCTGAAGATGGCCCTGGCAACTACGACGATCTCGTGATTGCAACCGGCCTCTCATTCTTGGGTGTGCCGGACGCAGTTCAACTGGCAAACGCCGCGCTCATACCACACAAAGAAGATTCAGAGTTGTCATTCAAGCCGACTATGGGTGCTGTTGTTACTGAGGCAGATCAGATCGTAGTTGCGTCTGGTAGTGCCGACCCCGGTTTGCTTGTTCCTATTGTTGGTGTTCATGACATGCCTAGGGATCAGAGTATTGAAGCTGAGTTGATGGCATTTACGAGCCAGATTGGTGCTCTTCCTGTTGCACAAAACATTCCTAGCGTTTCTGCTAGACGTCACACGTATGGTGAAAAATGAGCGACACTGTATTCAGGATTCCGCCGTATAAGGTGGAGGCCGTCTTTACAACTAAGGCGGAAACGGTTGACTGGGGCATCGATCTACTTGGTATTAAGCCGTTCTGGCGTCATACCAAGGGTGAAGGTGTCAAGGTTGCTGTCCTCGATACTGGTATTGCGATGAGACATCCAGATCTCAAGGATGCTATTGCTGATGCCAAGGACTTTACCAGGAGCAGATCTGGGGTTGCTGATGTGCAGGGGCATGGCACTGGTGTCGCTGGCATTGTCGCAGCTAGAGAGAATAGCTCTGGTGTGATAGGTGTTGCACCAAAGGCCAAATTGCTGGTTGCTAAGGTGCTTGATGACGATGGTGCCGGTCGTGGCGAGTATATCATGAAGGGAGTCGAGTGGGCTGTTAAGAGCGGCGCAGACATCATATCGATGAGCCTTGGATCTATTGACAATGTTGCTGGATTGAAGAAGGTCATTGACGCGGCATCTAAGAAAGCATTTGTGATTTGTGCTGCTGGTAATGAAGGTCCGGATCTTGGGACTGTGAACTATCCGGCCAAGTATGAATCTACTGTATCGGTTGGTGCTATCGATAGGCGTCGCAAGGTTGCTAAATTCTCATCTCGTGGTGGCCGTGTCGATATAGTTGCTCCTGGTGATAGGATATTGTGTACGTATCCACCACGTGGTTTGGCACGCATGAGTGGTAGTTCGATGGCTACGCCGTTGGTGTCTGGTGTAGTAGCCTTGATGTTATCCTCTGGTAATGCTTCCAAAATCAAGACAAGTAAGCAACTGATAAAACAACTGCGGTCGACCGCCGTCGACATGGGGCGACCTGGCAAGGACCCGCATTATGGTTGGGGCATTATTAACCCCACTAAGCTACTTAGTAGCGGCATACATATGAAATCCTCGGATATTGTTCTGACTGAGGATGATCTGTCTGAAAGTGGCCTTGAGAAACTCAGGGACCATTTTGATAGTACAGGTACTGTTACGGTAACCATTAAGGAGAACGATTAGTATTGGAATTCTGGTGGTCGGTAAATAAAAGATAATAATGAGTATAACATCCACCAGGTATTGCAATGCCCCCAAGTAATTGGTTAGTCTGGGATCGCATACGCGAATTTACCAGATCCAATCGGATCTATCAGCAAGAGCGGATCTTTCAGGATCAGTCCGCTGTTGACCGCATTGCAATAGGTGGGGAATTTCTGGATTTCAGTTCCCAGTCTGCAATACTTGACCAGACTAATCTGCAGATAAATAGGCTCGAGCGATACAAAGATTATGAGCAGATGGATCAGACAGGTGAGATATCACTCGCCTTAGATCTATATGCTGACGAGTTGAGCCTAATAGATCCAGAACATAAGCATTCACTCATCATTCGTGCTAATGATAGGCGGATCAAGGAAGAGCTGCAGGAGTTATTCTATGAGACTCTGCTCATAGATAAGCTCACTAGGCCGATGGCCAGATATCTGTGCAAGTTTGGTGATTGCGCATTCGAGATCCAGACTGATCGGGATCGTACTGGTGTCTCGTCTCTGCGGTTCATGAACATATACAACTTCACCAGAATTGAGACCAGATTCGGTGATCTTGTTGGGTTCTACTTCCAGGATGAATTATATCCTGAACCGATATTCTTGCACCCATGGGCCTGTATGCATCTGAGGCTCACGAGTTTTGAGAATATCTATCACCCATATGGTAGGGCCATTCTCGATGGTGGCCGTAAGGCATTCAAACAGTTGCGGCTCATGGAGGATGCCGCGCTGATTTATAGAATCACTAGGGCTCCCGAGAAGCGGAAGTACAAGATACCTGTTGGTATGATCCCGCCTAAGGAAGTGCCTGAATACATGCAGGCCATTGCCCGCATTTTCAAACGGCAGAGATTCTATAATCCCACCACCGGTACCTTCGACGAGCGATATTCGCCTATTGTGCAGGAAGATGATTTCTTCTTGCCGCAGCGACCAGATGGGTCAGGCCCAGATATTGATACACTGCCTGGTGCTGAGAATCTTGACCAAATCGCCGATATCGAGTACTTCAAGAAGAAGATGGTATCGCCGATGAAGATACCGTTCTCGAGAGTAGGTATTGGTCAGGGTGCTGGCGAGCCTAACGAGAAGTCACTAAGCCAGTCCGATGCTGACTTCGCCAAGGCTGTGAAATGGATTCAATCAGAATTGGCGCTTGGTCTTACTAAGATTGGTATTGTCCATCTTGCACTGCGAGGATATCCTGCTGAAGCTCTCAAGGGATTCCAGCTGCAGCTTGCTGCTAGCTCTGCTATCGAAGACCTATATCGTATGGAGACGTGGCAGACGCGGGTTGGTGTGATGTCTGAGCTTAAGGAGATTGGGTGGTTCCCGAAGGAATGGATTGTGACCAGGTTTACCGATCTATCTCCCGATGAGATCCAGGAATTGGAGGAGATGGAGGACGAGGAGACTGGTGGCGGCGGTGGCGGCGGAATGGGTGGAATGGGCGGCATGGGTGGTGAGCCCGAAATGGGCGATGAAGAAGAATTGCCGCCAGAGGAGGGCGGGGAAATTGGTGGTGAAGAGGAAGGTTTCGAAGACTTTGGCGGTGGCGAGGATGAGGAAGATCTTGGTGCCGAAGAGGATGAAGAAGCTTTCGAGTGGCTTGACAGACGTGATGAGAAACGCCTTATCTCTGAGGCCAACAAAGCTGATAAGCGTTTCAAGTCACTCGAATATGTCAGGAAGCTCACTGCACGGAAGAATACAATTACTAGTCTCTTCAATAATATGATAGAAGCTAAAGAATTGGATGGCTTATCTAGGTCTAAATCGCCATCGGGTGATAAGCCAGTTATTACTGAGGATTCTGATGGTTCAGATAATACCATCTTCGATCCGAACAGTGATAAAGATAACCTACTTGTCGAATGGTCTGTGCCTAAGGATGCACGTGATGAGGCGATTGAAGAGGTTAAGAATGTTTTAATGGGTGGTAGAATGTCCGTTGAGGACGACGAAGAAGAAATTACTTCTGATGATTTGCCCCCTTGAATTATATAGTCGAAAGCAAAAATTAAGTATAGCTAACAACGCTCACTAGGAGTGCACAATGTCCACTACTACTGAATCCGTCCAAATTGATAGTCGTAAGTTTATGCGTGCTATCAATAACTCTGCCCAAGCCAAAGTCCACCTTTTCGAGTCTCTGGTCAAGAAACTGGCCAAGAAGACAAATTCGAATTGGCAGTTGGCTGCATTGAATGGCGGTAAGATCTTCATCGAAGATCTTGATACTGGCAAGTACCTCATGGCGGATCACGCACGGGCCAAGGGAGGTCGCGTTACAATCAGTAACGTACGTCCAGTCCAGATCGTAGAATCGCAAAAGCAAAACATCTTCGAAAATGCCTGCGGTGCACTCATCACGGCTATCGAGAAGAACGACCAACGTGGTATGCGAACCGCATTCAACAACCTCGCACACCAGCGATTCTCGCCACGAACTATCCCAGAGTCTGGGGTCGTCAAGACACAAGACGGCGTTGTTCGTAATGTGGTTGTGGAAAGCGATGAGACGGTTCTTAGTGACCGCGTCAAAGCGAAGCTGATTTCAGCACTCGTCGAGAGTGTTTCCGATACGGTCATCCTAGAGAATGGTAGTGTTGTTAGTGCTACCTTCGGTAAGGATGCCAAGCGACGCATTCCTATCTCTGAGTGGACCTGCCGCAAAGTTGTTGGCAATCACATGCGGGATGTTGCCAAGAAAGCCTGGTTGTCCGAAGGATTCCAAAAGCGCATTTATAACGTCGCAAGGCTTGTTGGCGAAGACAAAATCAAAGAAGCAGTCGCGTTTGTTAAGGATTTTCTTGCAGAGGAGCAAGAATTCTGTCTTCTGACTCGCGACGAGTGCCAGACGCTTATCGACAATACGCTCGCCGCTCGAGCCGTTCTGAATGAGCAACTGTGCACCGATGTTGCTACACTCATCTTTCGCACGAATCTCGCAGTCAATCGCGATACGATCCTGAAGGAATGGGCCGCTACTGCAAAGAAGGCGCAGCACCCGACACTGCTCGAGAACGTCAATATTCTGGAACGTGCGAAGGACTTTGAAGGTGCGTACGAGAAGTTCCTGAATCTCGCGTTCAATGAAGCACTGTCGCCTCGCGACGAAGAGATTAATGCATACCGCACCGCCCTTAGCCTGTTGCGTGACAACTCGCGTCTCAGTGAAGACAATGAGTTGAGCAGCAAGGTCGATGAACTGATCACGAAACTCGAAGACCCGAACGTCGACGACGCTACTGTCCACCTTGTCCGCGAAACCCTCGCTGGTGCTAGCAAGGAACTGTCGGCTCTTGAAAATCTCGGCAGCTATGACGAGATTCCTGGTGAGGGCGGCGGCGAAGAGTTCGGCGAAGATCTTGGTGAGGAACTCGGTGACGAGGTTTCTGGTGAGCAACCCGCTGTTGTCATCAATGCACCGCTGATCCAGATTGGTGGTAGCTCCGGTGCTGCTGAGGACGAACTTGGACTCGGTGGTGAGGATCTTGGTGGCGATCTTGGCGAGCCCGATTTGGGCGGCGAGGATCTCGGCGGAGAGCCTGAAGAACTTGGTGATGACCTTGGCCTTGGTGATGAAGGCGAGGAAGATTTCGATCTCGGCGGTGAGGAAGAGGACGAACTCGAGGGCCTTGACCTCGGCGAAGAGGAAGAGCCCCGCAATCGACGTGGTCCGATCAACATCAGCCTCGACAGCAAGCAAAAAGCTGGTAAGAAATCTGTCAACGAGACGGTCAACAAGGCCCTCGGTAAGGATGGAATCGGAGAAGACAAAGACTGGTTCAAGAAGAACGTGTTGAGCAAGGGCAAGGATGACGAATCCGCCGACACCGACGACAGCGATGACAGCGACGACACCGACGACAGCGATGACAATCCCTTCACTGAGGATACGCATGACCCGTATTCCTTCAGTGGTGATGTTAACTTCGAGACTGGTGTTGGGTCCGACTACGGGCAGCCAGCAATCCTCGGTGAGATGTCCGATGTTGTCACCAGCATGTTCAATATCGCAGAGCAGCACGAGTATCATTCCGATGATATCGTTGAGAACGTGAATGATCTCGCGGTCGCGGCGATTAAGGCCAATGGTATCCGTATCCCGCAACACAAGGTTGGTGCTACGGTCGATGCCGTTGTTGATGCCTTCTACGACAGAGCCGAAGCCCTTGGTGAGGATCAGTACAAGTTTGGTACTATCCGTCGCCGCCGAGGGATGCCGAAGAGCGACTTGCGTCGCAATGAGGCCGATAAAAAGGGTCGCAGCACGCAGGGCGTCTCGCAGGGTCCTGGATTTACTGGTGAAGCACCGAAGAATGATGCTGCCGGTATTAGTGGATCGGCTCCGCAAACAGAGGGCGACACTGGGTTCACTAATGAGCCTTCCCACAAGTCTGGGATCAGTGGGTCGCCTCCGAAGACCGAAGACAATAGCGGGTTCTCTGGCGATAAGCCGGTTGCTGAATCCGTTGCCTATGAACAGATCGTATGGCTTGAACACGATCAGCAAAATCAGGGCATCAAGGGTGATCTGAATGGTGTTCGGTTCATCCTGGACTATGCCAGCCCGCCGTGCATTCTCAGCGAAGACGGTAGTGTTGAGGTACCAATTCCTGAGGAGATTACCCAGTCCGCGCTGCGTTCTGCTAGCCTGATTGAGGGCCGTGCAGATAATGGATTCCATCAATGGCTCAGTGGTAGCATTGAACAGTTCCGTCCGATCACATCGGAAGAGGATAAGGAATTGCAAGAGGCGGTTGCCACAATTACTGCTCAAGCAGACGGCACGATTAGTGTTGCTGTTGACGCCGACGTCGCAGTCGATGAAATGGGTGGTGAGATGGGCGAGCCCGGCATGGATGGTGAGATGGGTGATGAGGTTCCTGGTGAAGTTCCTGACGCCATCGGTGGTGCCATGGGCGACACTGAAGAGATCCCCGGCGATGACTTTGGCGGTGAAGAGGGCGGCATGCAGCCCGTGACTGATATCGATGATGAGGTCGGCGAAGTTCCTGCTCCGGGCGAAGAGCCTGGTGCTGAGGCAATGCCTGATTTCGAGGGTCCGGACGCTACTCCCGAAGGCCCCGAACCGCCTGCGGCTCCTGTGCCTCCCGAGGGCGGAGAGGACGAGGAAGTCGAAGAGGACGCCCCTCCGGTGGCTACGGAAGACAAGGATATGACTGATCCTTCCAAGGCCGCGTATGACACTACGACGGACGATCATCGTAAGTCGCCTGAAAACTCGAAGACTAGCGCCAAACCGCCCAAGAAGAACGATGGTAAGAACCTTGACGGGTTCAGTACCACGCCTGAAAAAGGCAAGATGGGCGATAAGGCCACTGCAGATCTCAAGCCGGTGAAACCCGGTAAGAATCGGCCCAAATAATGACGAATCTGATCGCTCTAATCGCTGTCGTTCTGTGGCTGGGACTCGGTATCCCATATGGGATTAAGATTTATCGAGCCCAGATCAGGAAAGGCGTAGAGAAGAAACCGGCCATTTTCAAGGCCGTGATCAGAGGTGCTATTACCCCTCTCGAGCTTGCCGTCAAGGCAATGATTGGGGCAATCAAGGAAGTGATGAAACCTGTGGAGTAACCAATGATTCTACCTACTAGAACCAGACGGGCGAGTGGTTATGATCCGACGACGATGTTTAATCGTGGTCTGGTTGCTCAAACTGGATATATACCGGACGGTATGCAGCTGTTCCAGGATACGTGGCCCCTCAAGATTCAGGATGCCAAGCGCGTCATGACCGAGGGGATTAGCGGCAAGGAAGTTCCGATTTATCGTGTTACTGGCCTGTTTCAACTCGCAGACGATACAAACGCGAATGCTCGTGTTTATTCCCGCAACATCCTCACCGAGGCTGTTGGGGCGATACAGGAAGATATCGATACTCGCTCTGTTATGGGTGAGTTTGATCACCCGCCTGATGCCAAGATCCATCTGGACCGCATCAGCCATCTGATTACGAGAATCTGGATGGAGGGCAAGTCGGTTTATGGAGAAGCCGAGATTCTTGATAACCTACCGTATGGCGGGCAGCTTAAAAGCCTGATGGATCGCAAAGTCCAGATCGGTATCTCGTCTCGAGGTATTGG